GCAGGTTTCAATCTATTATGTTTTGGCATCTTAGTTGTAGTCATCCACATGATCTGATCCTTAATCATAAAACCAGCGTCTTCTACATTAACTGCCATTCGATGATATAATTCTGGACTACAAAATGATAAACAAAAACCGCCAGGTCGTAGTGTACGATAGACTTCTCTCCATATATCAACCGTTGGAACTGAGTGATCCCACTCATCCATCCCCATGCCGTATGGTGGATCAGTTATACACGAATGAAATGTATTCTCTCCATAAGTGGAGAGAATATCTAAACAATTACCAGTTGTGATTGAGTACATTTTCCTCACAGCGTTGTCTATCAGTATGGGTAAAGTAATCCTTCTTACCAGCACCATTTTGAACATACATGTTCCGAATGTAGAAGTCAAAACCTCTATCATCTGCTTTCCAATCTTCATCATTCTGGTACTCTACCAGCACTTCATTTAATCTACTAAGTAAACCACGATAAAGATCTCTCTTTGTATCAGATACTATATCATCAGCAAAGAAGATAGTAGTATCATTATACTTCTTACTACTGAATATGTAAACTACACCCTTCTTAGGTAAACCACCATTGTATGTGGGATAGGTTTGTTTGGATGATTTGCATTCAATATCAACAGTTCTACCACTATCAAGTGTTACTCTAAAATCAGGTGATGCCTGTATTCCATTAGGTTGAGCAACGTAGTTGAATCCATGCTTCTTAAGTAATGCCTCTACCTGTAGTTCATGTAAAGGATTGTCCTGTGAGTTGGACTTGTATGGAAGTTCTAAGACTTCTTGGAAAAATTTGTTCATGGATTCTCTAACGCTTGCGTTAGTTGAATTTACTCTTATATTATATAAGCAAAAAAGACCCCTGTAAAGGAGTCTTATGACAGTTATTTAATTGGCACAATAGCTATGGTTAGATGATATTAATCATCATATACTAAGCACTCAGGTTCATCTGGGTGTAGATCACAGAAGACCTCTAAGCAATTAGGATCGTGGTGATCTCCTGCTTCAATTTCTGTCTTATGATGTTCTACATACTCTTCTAATTCATGCAGTTCATCTTTGTAATGCCTTCTGGCAGCAGCATTGATTGTTGGATCGTCTATCAACTCTTTATCGTGTTGAATGTGATCTTCTATAGTTTTCATAATAAGTACCTCTATACTTACATAGGTATTTATGTCAAGGATTCCTCCTTAACTCTTTCTTTCTTTTTAAAATTGTTATCTAGATCATAAATCAGTTTATGATTCTCTGTGATAACGTAATGTCCCTTAATCTCGTTACCATCGCAGTGATAACCGTAACTTTTTACTCGTTCACCAACACCATCTATAACGAATTTCTTGTCGGTCTGTAGATATGAAAGGTATCTTTCATCTAGATTTACATACATGGCACTAATTCGATTGTGTTGGTATTATAACATAACTACTTATAAAATCTAGTTATGCTTAAGATTTATTTAATCATCTTTACTAAAGTGTGTGCCAAAGAAGCCACTGTCACCATCCTTACGGTTTTCTAGTTTCTCGATCACTTCATGTGCATCAATAAGATTATCTATATCAGCAAGCATTGTAGCAATGTGTTTACTTACAAATGTTTTCTCATTTCTAGCAGAGAAAGCTAAAGCATTTCGCAATGCCTCTTGTGCTTCTCGAAGAGAATATTCTACCTGTTGTGTTAATGGCATTAGACTTCCTCCTCACAATGCTTTTCTACAATCTCTTGAATTACTTCGCTGAAAGCATTACGCAATTCATATTCAATGTCACTCTTATCTTTCTTTAACCTAGTAACTGTAATAGGTGGAAGTGTAAGGGTGGCAGTTATGTCCCATAAACCAAGTTCTTTATTCTTGGTAGTGTTGATGTCTAACATTAGTTTCTGTTGTCTCCAGCGAGTTCGTCTATTTTAGCACAGACGTATGGATTGTTGTAGTCTACTTCTGGTAGTGGTTCCCCTTCTGTTGGTTCCTTTGGCCACCAGATACCTTCACCAGTCATTTCATAACCAGCATCAATCATTTCTTGATAGGTCATTTCCTTTCCTTCACGATAAGTATTAGTTCTCTTATCATCAGTTAGAGATTCATCCAACTCCTTTTCATGTAGACTGATAACTTTATCCTTATGCTCAGTTCCATGAACAAGTCTTAAGACTTCATTAGCAGTTCTTACACATACTCTATGATATGTTAGAGTTCTTCTGAGTGATGTTCTAATTGCCTCATATATTTGTTCTGGAGTACAATCAGATGATACAGCATCCTCTATAGCATCCTCTATATTAGTTAGAGAATAACTCTGGTCTGGATCTCTCATTCTGGTCATGTTTTATTGCTTCTTGTACTATACTCTCTATCTCCTCAGATGTCAAGTCATTCATAAACTTCCAGTTAGGATCATTCTTATCCCACTCAACTGTGAATGATCCATTATCATTCCGATTAATCTTCAAACTGTCCTTCAATGTGTTCTCCATTTTTAATTCTTTTCTTTACTAACTTGGCATATCGAATTTCATCCTTAGAATACCACTCAGGATGCTTTTTCGCTCTCTTCAACAATAGTTTTACTGCTTTCTTGTCCTTCATTATTACGATTTCGTAACATATTATTTATCTTATTAACTTCAGAAGTAACATATAGCATCTCAGACTGCAATCTGTCTATCCTATCGTTGTTAGCATCTGATTGTGCTTTAAGATATGTTACTAAACTATCATCAGTAGAATCAGGTTTCTCTGCCCATAGTGGTTCTGTATCATCAGTACGATAGGGATATAACATATCCTCTAACTCAGATACACACGCCCAAGCAAACTCTCTTAATCGAAATAATGGTTTCATATACCAAGTTTTAACTTAGAAGGTTCTACTACCTGAACTCTAATTGGTTCATCCATAAGATCTACTATCTTCATAATAGCATAGGCAGTAAACACCTGTGGAACTATGAAGGCAACCATCGCTACTACCCAGAAAATGTAGTAATAGTTCTCTTTATTTTGGGTTCTCATTTGTAGGAAAAAAGAAAGTCGTTTACGAAGGATTCTGACTTCTCTTCACCAAACTTAGTCTTTAGATATCCTCTAACAGGATCAAGTTCAGTCATATATGTGTCGAAGTCACTATAGACTGTGGTATCTTTACCAACAGGTTTATTGTTATCTATCATTTCCTTATACTTTGCTAAGTAATCCTTAAACTCTGATAGGTAAGCATTAACTTCCTCTGGTTTACAATATCTTACAAAGATATTCTTAGAGAAGTGGTTTCCCATCTCAAAGAATCTATACTTACCATCATCTTCGGGTAGTCCATCAACAGAGAATAGATACTTCTCTCTTGGATGTTGGAAGTCAAATACTATGATAACTTTCTTATCAGTAAACTTCATCAGATCCATACCAAAACAAGGCAGATCTGCCCCTGTTTTAGGGTAGAGTATGGTATTGTATATGTCAGAGTTAGGATCTGTTATATGTGCCTCTCTTGCCTTTAGGAAGTGCTTACCTTTACGAACATTTGCTATTAATGTAGCACCTTTATTCTCCCACCTTGCCCACTCTTCATTTATCTTTAACTGTGGAAATGTATCAAAGAGAGCATCAATATAATCTTGCCAAATAGTCATTGATATGACTCCTTTACTTGTCTTTGGAACTCAACTTCATTCTCCTTAATTGCTAATAATGTTTCATAAGGTATCCATGCTGGTTCCTCATCTCTAAACTGTACCTGAACCTCAGTTACACATCTCTGTAACCATTTAGAGTAAACCTCTCTCACCATCTTAACTGGACTTAAAGGGTTGTTCATTTCTGTTGTTGCTTGTTCATACATTCCATTATAAGTCGAAGTTATAATATAGACATTATAAAACCCCTGACAGTATTTGTCAAGGGTTTTCTGATTATTTGATTGTTTGCCTATTTAAGGTGGATGTGTGTGAATTGTCATGTTAGAATAGAAATGTGTACGTTTAGATCTAAACTAAAACCTCCTTACAGATACGTTTACAACTTGAAGCAGTGTCTTCGCAGTCAATTAAGCACTCGTAGTATTCCGCTAGTAAATCATCATGGTCATCTTCAGATGACAGTTGATTATGTGGTATTAAGTTGTGCATAAAAAACTCCGTAAAACTACAATTTGAACTACATGATATAGGAGTTTCAGGTCATCTTGTT